GAAGCTTAATCAATAGGAGATATAAATCATGTCAAGCGTTAAAGGTGTAAATTACACAAACATAACAGCTAGTCCTATCGTAAAAGTGGACAGCGAAGTTGCTGGTGGAAAAATGAGAGTTTCATACGATAACTATGAAGCATCATCATTAGCAAGTGGATCAGACATTACGATTGGTAGAGTTCCAACTAATGCAACTATAATGGATGTTGTTCTAAAGTGTGATGCTTTAGGCGGCTCTTCAACTTTAAAAGTTGGGGATGCTGGCGATGACGACAGATATTTAGCTGCAGTAGGTACGTGGAATGCTGCTGGTCAAGTTCAATCAATGTTAGGTGGCTCTACAGCTGCTAATACTGCGATGGGCGGTCTTGGTTACAGAACAACTGCGGAAACTGACATTATAATCACAACTGGTGGAGCAACTATAAGTGGCTCTATTCATGTTTGGGTTATGTACACAGTCGAGTAGTAAATCATTTTGCTTGGCGAAGAAATTCGCCAGGCATAACAATCATGAAATATTTTTTAATTTTATTTATGTTTAGTATGGATGAAACAGGATCAAAACTTATTGATCAAAAAACTTTACCAATAGAATATCCAAATTATTACGACTGCTTAAGCGATGGATATATTAGAGCTTACAGTACAATTATGACTTTAGGACCACAAAAAGTTATGGAACAAAAACTTTTAATAACATTTAACTGCAAGGAAATTAATGGCATCAGTAGTTGATATTTGCAACTCAGGTTTAAACTTATTAGGCGCTTCTACAATCACTCAATTAACAGATGATAGTAAGAATGCTAGGTTATGTAACCAAAGGTATGAGCCTATTAGAAATAGAATTTTTAGATCACACGCTTGGAACTGTTTAACTAAAAGAGTTCAGTTAGCAGCTGATAGCGCAGCTCCAGTAGTAGAGTATTCTACACAATATACTTTACCAAGTGATTGCTTAAGAGTTTTAAAAGTTCATAACGGAACTACAGATAGTATTGCTAGTGATATAGATTATGTTGTTGAAGGTAGAAAAATTAAAACTAATCAAGGAACCGTCTTTTTAGTTTACATAGCTTTAATTACAGATCCAAACGAATACGATACCTATTTACAAGAAAGTATTGCTTCAGCTTTAGCAGCAGACATAGCTTATGCTATTACAAATAATGCAACACTAGCTAAGAATTATCAGGTAACAGCTGACGAAAGATTAAGAGAAGCTAGATTTGTTGACGCAACAGAAAATAGTTTAGGCACGATCGAGAGTAACGAATTTACAGATGCGAGGTTATAATGACCGCAACTGCTTTTGATCCTGGTTTAATAAAAAAATATAGAGAGCCAAGAGTTTTATTACATTTTCAATGGGGTGATGATGACACAAAAGTTTATCGATATGCTTTAGTGGAAGTTATTAATGTAGGTGAAATTGATCCTAGAACCAAATGTAAAAAAGATGAACAAGGTTTAACACAACAAGAAATTTATAAAAAATTATGCCAAGAACAACACTTGCTTTAACTTCTTTTGTATCAGGCGAACTAGGAGCCAAGCTTGATGGCAGAACAGATTTTACCAAATACGGAACTGGTTGTAAAAAATTAGAAAACTTTTTAGTACATCCTCAAGGAGCTGCTTCAAGAAGAGTAGGTACACAATTTATTGCAGAAGTTAAATCAAGCGCTGCTAAAACAAGATTAATACCTTTTGAATTTTCAACAACTCAAACTTATATTTTAGAATTTGGAAATACTTATATTAGATTTTTTAAAGATAAAGGTCAGATATTAGATAGTGGATCACCTTATGAAATATCCTCACCATATTTAACAGCTGAACTTTTTGATATTAAATTTTCACAATCTGCTGACGTAATGTACATCGTTCATCCAAATCATGAAACGATGAAGCTTTCTAGAACTGGACATACTAATTGGACATTAGCTGCAGTTGATTTTACTGATGGTCCTTATTTAGAGCCTAACGATACGACAACAACTTTAACTCCAGCATCTGCTTCGACAGGTACAGGCGTTAATATTACTGCTTCTGCAGTGACAGGAATTAATGGTGGATCAGGATTTTTAACTACAGATGTTGGAAGAGTAATATCTTTTAATAGTGGTTTAGCAAAAATTACAGCTCGTACTAGTACGACAGTAGTTGTTTGTACAATTACAAAAGCTTTTGCAAATACCGATGCTAAGACAGATTGGAAGCTAGGAGCTTTCTCAGATACAACAGGTCATCCTTCTAGTGTTTCGTTTTTTGAACAAAGATTAGTTTTTGCTGGAACTATATCTGAGCCGCAAACTTTATATTTTTCAAAGTCAGGTGATTACGAAAATATGACTGCTGGTACTAATGCTGACGATGCTATGATTTATACCATCGCATCAAATCAGGTTAATGCCATAAGATATTTAAAAGCAACAAGAACTTTAATTGTTGGAACAACTGGCGGTGAGTTTACAGTTTCGGCAGATGGTACGGATGCAGCCGTTACACCAACAAATGTTACCATTAAAAAACAAAGCTCTTATGGATCAGCTAATGTTGATGCGCAACCAGCTGGTAACGCAGTATTATTTTTACAAAAAGCTAAAAGAAAAATTAGAGAACTAACTTACAATTTTGACGTTGACGGATATGTAGCCGCTGACCTTACTATACTTAACGATATTGTCACTAAGACAGGAATAAATGAAATGGCTTATCAGCAAGAGCCTGACAGTATTCTTTGGTGTGTAAGAGAAGATGGAATTTTATCAGGATTAACTTATCAGAGATCTGAAAATGTTACTGCCTGGCATAAACATATCTTCGGTGGCAAAAGTCAAGATTGTACTATTACAGTTACAGACTACGCTAATATTGCTACTGGTACAAAATTAACATTTACTAAATCAGATGGCACATCTGTTACATTTACAAGTGAAGCTGCTGGAGGATCTTCGCCATCAAGCTCATTAGGTTTTAGACCTAATACAAATAACAACACAACAGCTGATAATATTTTTACTACAGTTAATGCTCACGCAGATTTTACTGTAGCTAATCCAGCTGCAAACGTAATTACAATAAGAGAGACAGCACCTCAAGCCACAGGTTTTTTATCGTGTGTATCAGGTGATATAACAAGATTAACAGTACAAAATGAAACAGCAGCAATATGTGAAAGTGTTGCTTCTATTTCAGGAACTTTAACTGAAGATGAATTATGGGTTATCGTAAGAAGAACTGTTAATGGTGCAACCAAAAGATATGTTGAGTGTTTCTCTGAATTTGATTTTGATGAGACAACAGCAACTGATTTTAGGTTTGTGGACAGTCATCTTACTTACGATGGGTCAGCGACAACATCGCTGTCAGGATTGAGCCACTTGGAAGGTCAAACTGTTTCTGTCCTAGCGGATGGCGCAACTCATGCAAATAAGATTGTGTCGAGTGGTTCGATCGCCTTAGATAGATCTACTAAGAAAGCAGTTGTAGGTTTAGCTTATAACAGTGTTCTACAAACTATGAGAATAGAAGGTGGAGCTGCAGAAGGAACGTCTCAAGGAAAAACAAAAAGAATTAGTAAAGTTACATTAAGATTATTTGAAACAGTTGGTGCAAAAGTAGGACCAAGTTTAACGAATTTAGAAACAGTTCCATTTAGAACTTCATCAGATCCAATGGACACTCCAGTTTCAACATTAATAGCTGGTGATAAAGAAATAGAATTTAGAGACGATTACAATACGGATGGATTTATTTTTATAAAACAAGATCAGCCTTTACCATTATCGGTACTGGCGATTTATCCAACAGTTGTAACCAGTGACGGATAATTATTTAATTGTTCCATACCGTCAGGAACATGGCGATCAAATTGTTAAAGAAGGTTTAAATTATGAATTACTTAAAATTGATGCAAGCTATGAAGAACTACGGCTCGATCATTCTCGACCTGGCATGTCATTTACTTTATTGGGTGATGGTCATCCTATTGTTTGTGGTGGCATTATTCCGTTATGGAGTGGAGTATGCGAAGGTTGGATTATTGGCGGCAAAAGAATATTTCAAATCAAATTCAAAGCTACGAGATTAATTAAAAAGAGAACAGATCTCTTATGTCTAAACAATAATATTAGACGATTACAAACATCAGTGAAAGCTGGTTTTAAAGAAGGTTATCGTTTTGCAAAGTTCTTAGGATTGCAAGATGAAGGATTAATGAAAAAATATGGACCTGATGGTTCAGATTATTACAGAATGGCAAAAATATATTTATGAGTTTTATAGGTAACATAGTAGCTGGACAAGCAGCTTCAGCGATAGGTAAGTACAATCAAAGTGTTTATAGTGCGCAAGCAGCTTACCAAAAACGACAAGGTGAAATAGCTAAAGCTACTTATGATAAAGTCACTCGACCTATATTTTTAAAACAGCAAAAATCTCAATACTCTACTTTTTTAGTTAGTGCTTTAAACTCAGGAGCAGAATTTAGAGCTGGTACATCACCTTATTTAGCTGGTTTAGAATTTAAAGCTAATCAAGCTACAGATGTTGCTATTCAAGATTATAACGCAGAAATGAATTTAATAGATAGTTTCAATAGATCTATCTTAACTGAAAGCAGAGGAACTGCTGAAAGATTTAAAGGTGATTTAACAAGAGATACAGAGTTTGCAAAAGCTGGTGGCAAAATGTTTGGTAATTATCAAAGCTCAGGAAGTTTATTAGGATAATGGCAACTTTAAAAATTTATCAAGTACAATCTAAAGTTAGACAACCAGGCGATCAAGCTCAAGGAGGATTAATTCCTGTATCACTAGCTACACAATTAGGTAGAGGCTTAGGTGAGATTGGTAAAGTCGTTGACGATATTAGAAAAGATCAAAGACGTGAAGAAAACGAAAACGAAGCTACAGATATTATTACAGGTTTAAATTCTAAAATATCTCAAAGCTATTCTAAATATTCTAAAGGCACTAATATAGATAATGTAAAT